ACCAACAGGAAACGAAACAACAGTTGTTGCAGAGTCTGAGCAAGAGAGCAGCACAGGAGTATCATCAAATGGAGAACAGCTTGGGAATGAAACTATTGAAAGCGAAAGCATGGTTGCAAACAATGATTCATCAAATCAAACAGAAACTCAGGTTGCTTCTGAAGAAGTAAATGAAACTGACAGAGAAACAGAAGCAGTCGATAGTGAACAAGGAAATGAAAGAACTGAAGTCGCTAGTACAAGAGGGCAAGATACCGAAAGCAGTAATGCAGAGGTGGAAGAAAGCAGGGATAGTAAAAGTCCTGGAGCAGTTGATACAACGATTTCAGTAGAAAACATTGAACGCAGAGTTAATCAAACTATTCAAAGAGTAGACCAAAGACTTATTGCAACATCACTTATTGTTGCTAAAGCAATGTCAAATGATAAGATTTTAGATACATACAATTCTGTTAATCAGGATATCTTTCAAGATCAACCTGTAATTGATGGGGGAGAATACTATGAAACAAGAACACTTACTGACACTAGAAATATTTATGCTTTCAATCAAAACATCTATCAAGATAATGTTACGAAACATCATGAAGAAATTGAAGATGCTGTAGAGGAAAGAATTAAAGCAGAAGAACACCTTAAAAGGATAAGAGGATATTAATATGGGAGTAAAAGAATATCTTGGTATTGGCTCACTAATAATAACTTTATTAGGATTTGCTATATTTCAAGGGAAGTTAATAGAAAGAGTTGAAGTGCTTGAATCACAAAAAGCACCAAACATTAAACCAATGGAGAATGATATTGCTGTAATGAAAGCAGAGATAGCTGTACTTGAAGCTAAAGTTGCTGAAATGAAAGCAAGGTCTGATAACCCACTAGCACAATGATACTAGAAGCACTAGTAACAACAGCGATTATATCGCTTTGTTATTTGTATATATTAGATTAATCACAGTTGTTTACAAATAAGTTAATCACAGTTGTAAACAGGAGATTTTTTATGCCAAAAAAAATAGACAAAGAAAAAGAAATGAAATTTGTAGAATTTTATTGTGAGGGAGAAACTCAGGGAAATGCTACACAATCCTGTATAAAAGCAGGGTGGGAGAAAGATAAAAGTCCAAGACAAATGGGATCTTATCTAAAGAAAAAATATGCAGTAGAAATAAGAGAAAGAAATGAGGACAGGATATCTTCTACATCAGGCATGGCAATAACAGTTCTTCAAGACTTGCTAAGATCAGAGCAAGACTCAGTAAGATTAAATACTGCCAAACTTATTTTAGAGTTAGGAAACTATCATTCACAAAACATTAATCTCAATGTTGATAAGATGAGTTCTAAGTCAGATGATGAATTAATGAGAGAATTGCAAGAATTACTCAAAACAATGCCAAATCTTAACCCAAAACTTATAAATAAAGAAGAAACAAAAAATGAAGTTGTCAAAACAGATCCTAAAGAGCAAAAAGACACCAATACAAGATTAATAAATTAGGGGGTACTAAGACCTATCGGCACTCGAATAAAGTCCATAATCGAGCTATTAGAGGGGTGTTTTTTTTAAATTAAAGTACAAAATATCAATTATCACCTATTTTAGATATTACAAACTTCACAAGAACCCTGATCTTCATCGTACATTTCGTACTTTACACCCAATTCTTTTTCTAAATCTTTAATAAATTTAAGTTGTTTTTGCCCAAATTCAGTATTAAATTCTTCTGTTTGTTTTTTCTTACTAGCTAACAAGCAAGGATAACAACCTACTCTATTACAACCCTCGTCATACAATGAATTATGCTTCCACCCAAACTTTCTTATGTGTTCAAAACAGTCCGAAGAATCCCAATCCATTACAGGAAATCTTAGTGATACATTTTTAGTTAAAGTTTTGGGAAACCAAGAAAATACATCTGCGTAATCATGTATTTCGTTTGAATCAAGATCACCATATTTTTTCTTTCTTTGGTGTGATTCATCTGATCTTATACCCAACCACATTTGTCCTTTTCTGTCGTCATAAAAACCATTATCTTTAAACCATCGTTTTGTAGCAGTTTCTTTATATCTTGCAGTACAAAACCTGTAAATCCTATTAGGAAACCTTTTGTTTCTTTTGATAAGATCAGGCATAGTCGGAGCTTCTTGGTAATTAGTAAATTGCACTTCGATACCTGATTTTTCTTGCATGTAGTCTAAATACTCGTATGTTTTTGGGTGATCCCAACCTGTGTTGTAATGCAAGGCAATAATTTGTTTTTTATCGAAATGTTGCAAAGCAAGGATAAATGTTGCTGTGCTATCTTTACCACCTGAAACAGGTACTATAATTTTTCTGTCTGTAGGTATATGCACAAATAATTTTTCTGCAAAGTCAAATTTTATCTGAGTCATGCATCACCAATTTTACTCAATGCTGAGTTTTCAATCGTATTAATCTTTTCAACAATACTCTCATACTCTTTTTTATATTTTACAAAGTAATTTTTTTTAACTCCCATTATTGAGGATCTTACATAATCATCATAAATAAAATTCCCCTCAGAACAATGAATACATTTATCTATGGAGTTATTAGTTTGAAGAAACCCTGTACCTCTACACACAACGCATTTTTCTACACAACACTCGATTATTGCAGTATTGAGAAACTTTCTTACTATTCCACACTCTTTTAATACTTCTTTTTTTAAAAAAATATCACAAACTTCCTCGAACAATTCATCAAATAATGTGCTTTCTGAGGTACGATCATCAACATACTTCATCAATAAAAGACTGTATTCTTTTTTATCTAAGTTGGAATACGACAAGAGCATATTGATATCTTCAGATGTGGTTTTATTATGGTGGGTAGATGATAACTCAAATGATTGAGTAGATGGGATCAACAATGTTAATAATTCAGCTTTCATGCTCTTTGTAATATTGTAGCAGTTCTTCTTGTAATCCGAAACGATCTTCCCATATTTTATTACCTAAATGATGAATACCCTCTTGTCCTTGATGATGATGATGACATAAAGGAATAAACTTTTCTTTGTTTTTCAATCCCATTCCTGCCCCTGTAAAATGATGTATGCAAGGTTGAGTATAAACACCATACTCTCTTTTACAAACTACACACCCAAACTCGATCATTTTTTTGTATTGTTTAACAATTTCTTTTTTAGGTTTCGTCAATGTCTTTGTTTTCTAATTACGATCATTGATTAACTTTTGAATCGAAACATGCAAATCAGTATTTAAAAAATCCTTGTAAGTTTTTGCTTTTGACCTGTAAATTGCTTGTACTTCCTCAAAATATGGGTTTGTGTCTGAGCATGATCTGTTGTTTTTTTTAGACCATAGATTGATTTCTGCAATTCTTTCATCTTTCCATTCAAAATCTTTATTCATCTAAAACTCCTAATCTGTCTAACTACAGATGTTTGTTCTTGTTGTCTTTCGGTGTAATTGCTACCTCGTAAACTAGGATTATCTTCTTTAATTTTCCTAGCACATCTACTAATAGATTCATATTTTGATAATTCTTCTATGCCCAAAATAGTCATAAAATCCCTATCGCCTTGATATCCCATATTATTTAATTGAATATACCAAACTATGCCCACAAGTATATTATCTTGATCTCTAGCTATTGGGTTTTCTTCTAGCACTTTATAAACTAAATCTTTTACTTTTAATATATTCATAATATTTTCCTCTGTTTTGTTATGGGTAGGTTAGGAGATACCCACTCCTTATCTTATAATTATTTTTTTATTGTTATATTGTGTATTCTCGCTTTAACATACCTCTCTATTAAAATATTCGCAGTATTATCAATATCAATATTGCAAAACTTTTTGAGAAATGAGTTCATTTCTTTGTCATTTTCTTCTTTGCAAAGACTAAAAAACTCGTCTATGTTCAAACTACTAATATCTACTCTCGCTAGTTCATATAAATCCTCAAGTAAATATTCATCAACGTTGTTTACTTTTTTCATATTATTTTACCTCTACCAACCCATTAGTTTATTGATTAACTCAGAATTGCTATTCGGTATGACCGACTCTGCACAATACTGACTACCAACCCATGTGAGTTTGACTTTACTTTTTTTGATATCACCCTCAAAAACTAAGTCATACTTGTCAGGTTTTAAATCTGCTAACACTTGTTCTCTTGAAATTTCACAAGGCGATAGGTCGATTCTATTTCTTATCATTTCTTCTCGGCATGATTTTGGATATATATCATTCCAAGAAACATTTTTTTTAATTATCATGATTTTACCTCTCCAGCTTAATTGCTGGTATACCCTATTGTATCAAAATATTTCTTTATTGTCAAACCCCTTGATTTTATTGACCTGTAGCACTAACTTAATTCCTGATAAAATTTTTTCTCTCTCCTAATGTTTGCAGATTGAGTTCGGAAAAGATCGCAAAAGAGTTCGGCACTTTTTATCTTATGCCTTAATCCTATGTACTTCTCCTTAGACTCTGCCATAAGCTCAATATACTTAATTACTTGGGGTTGAGTATTGGCAACAGCAGTTCTCTCAGTAGCAGTCATCTTGTTTTTCATCAAATCAATGTATGCTAGATCCCTCTCATACTTCATTTCTTGGCTATATTTTTCATACAGACTTTCCCATTTAGCCAATTCTTGGCCAAGTTCTGATATTTTCATTACTGCTTTTTCAAGCATTTCATCGCCAAGCTTAATCATTATTGCTTACCTCTAACTTTTTTAAATGTCTACTCATTATATTTTCTACATTATCAACAATATCTATCCAATTTTCTTCTGCTTCTTTAGTTCTCATGCCATTATCATCAAAAATTGGATCAAGTGCAGACATTTCTTCAACATAACTAGCTATATCATGATACATTTCTACCCATTGGGTTGGTTGTAATGTTGGTTTTACTCTATCTCCATACTGATCTATGTATTCTGTTTTTGTATTTCCATGTTCTTGATATGTAATTTTTTTACTCATATTGACCTATCCTCGACATACTGTCTTTCAAATTCTTGTTCTTCTTGGCTTGAAAACACCTTGTCAGGAAGTCCAAAAGAAGATCTAACTTTGTTGATCTCGATAATGTATTTGTGCCATTCTACCAATATATCATCATAATTTTGCTCTATGTAATCTCTATATTCACTCATAAATCTACTCCTATTTGCTTTTTGATCGGAAAAATGTTAAAAAAGAATTTTTTCTTTATATATAATTAATATATTATATATTTCTTTGTCCTTGTTTTTGTTTTTCCATACCTAGTTATTATATATATATTATATAAGGGATCATTACAAGATATTTCTTTCAGATATCACGAATATTTCTTTTGACAAAACCAAATATTTCATATAATGTCTTATATTGTGGGGTAGATAGATAAGATCCTACTTGATGGTCAATATCTATTTACTTTTAACAATTAATAAATTAAGGAGATAAATATGAAAAATATTAAGAAAAAAATTAATATTACTAAGAAACAAGCAGATAAACTCAAAAAAGATCTACATCAAGGCACACTTAAAAAACATAAGTTACAAGTTAGTGATGAGGAGTAATTTATGAAATTTATAATTATTTACAAATTTAGCAAAAATTCTAAAGATTGGTATATGGCACAAAATAATGAGCTACCAACAGAAGAATTAGCATATAAACTAAAAGATACACTACAAGAAATACACCCTGAACATGTCTATCAAATTGTTCAGTTGCTAGATCAAGAAAATTTAGAGGTGGTCAATGAATAATCCTGAAATGATCCCACAAGAAATACCCAAAAGTTCCCTTACATATAAGGAAGTTTGGGAAACATTAAGTAAGGTTGATGTTAGTCCTTATGTACAAAAAGATGAGGGAAGATTTGGTAATTATATAGCTTGGCATTATGCTAGGGCAATTATGAGCCATTTTTACCCTCAATATAGGGTTATTTGGTTGCCTAACGAGGTATATGCCGATCAATCAATGATGTTGCATTGTAGGATAGAAATAGATCATCTGAGCCAACATTGTTGGTTGCCTGTATATGACAACAAATACAAAGCGATAACAAACCCTACTGCTGATGATATTCAAGACAATATGCAACGAGCTATGGTCAAATGTATGGCATATTTTGGGTTAGGTATGCAAGTTTTCCACAATGGATCAGGCACACCTGAAGAATTAGAGTTAGAAAATCCAAATGAAACAAGCAAGGAACAATTAGCTAAAGCATTGATATTAATAGATAAATTGGAGATGAAGAATGAAAAACCTAAATCTCAGAAGTAGTCAATTTTCTAATTATATTTTCGGCCAATACACACCAAGAAAAGAAATGTTGGAATTACAGTTGCAAGGTAAAGAGCCAAAAATACCAAGACACATGATGAAATATGTTGCTCATGGAAATTTTAATGAGAAAATGGGTATAGCTTTTTATGTAAAACATTTTAAGCAGATACCCAAAGACTATCTCAAAGATCAGCAAAATTACATCATTCAAAATTGGCTTAACTTACCTAAAGGCAAGGAAACTGTAAGCATTTCCACAACACCTGATAGTATTTCACATGATGAAACTCACTTGATCGAGGTAAAATGCTCAATGAAAGATAAGTATGAGGAGTTCAACAAACTTTGGTTGCCACAAGTATATGGTCAGCAACATATTTTATCTTCTTTGGGTAAAAAAATAGAGAAAACTTACTTAATAAACTATACACCGACAGTTTGCAGAATATGGCAGATTGACTACAACCAAGAGTTTATTGATTACCTAATGAAAAATTTAAGTGAGTTTGCAGAATGTTTGCTTAAAGGTAAAGCAAATGGCTTAGTTGATAAACCTGATAGATATCAAGGAGATATTGATGAAAGTATTAAATTAATTAAAGAATATCATTATGGAGATAAAAATGGCATACGATAATACAAAAGAATTTTGTAAAGGTCTGTATTTTAATGAAACCGATCTTACAAAAAACATAGAAACTAGTGAAAAACAATTTATATTTTTTAAGGTTAGCATTAGAAAAAAAGAGTTGATTGAGTATCTTGAAAGTCAAAACAATGATGATGATTGGATAAACATAGATGTCAAAAGAAGTAAAACTAATAAATTTTATGGAGAAGTAAATACATATAAACCTAACAATGATAATTATAACCAAGATCAAGACAACGAAAAGAGAACAGGAGAAACTGAAAATGTATCAAAACATTTAAAAAAATGGCAACAAGAACAAGAAAATAAACAAAAAGCACAAGCAAAAAAATGGCAAGAACAAGAAAATGAGCAACAAGAAAGCAAAGATGAAATACCATTCTAGGAGAGAAAATGAGTTATTACCAAAAGAATAAGGAAAAAATAAACGCAAAACTAAGAGAAAGGAGAGCAAATAGCCCTGATCTTTTAGAAAAAGAACGACAAAGATATCATAGCGATCCTGAAAAAGCTAAATTAAGAAGTAGAATTAGAAGTGTTAAGGGCAGATTAAGTTATGAAATGCTCTCAAAAGCTAAGAAATTAGAGGTTGATAGGAAGATTGAAAAAATGTTTAATGTTAAGCTTGACCAAAACAAAATATTTCTATAATATGTATTAATGAGCAGATAACGACTGCTCGGCTATGGGATAGGTAGGTAGTCTATAGTACAGGGTAACGACCAGTGTCACTACTTATCTATCCTTAATAAGTTAACAGGAAACATAAAGGAGATATAAAATGCAAATAGAAAAAAAACCAAAACATAAAACATTTAGAATAATTAAATTATATGATTTACAAATTACACACGAGGTAAAAGTACCTATAGTTTATCGTAAAGAATTTAATTATAAACCTATGGCATGGAATGAATGGGAAAATGAATATGTCGAGCCAGAGGACGCAGTAGAAAGTTATACTACATCTAACACTTGCGTAGATGAGAGCTCAGATAATGGAGAAATTTTAGAAATAGAGGAGATAACAGAGGAAGATGATGAGTAAAGAATACACAGAAATTGAAAAAGCATTGAATGAATATCATGGAGATGATTTTTTTGCAGGGAGATTATGTAAACAAAACTGTTCGATCATTGAAAATTATATGTCTGATTGTCCTAGTTGGTGTGGAGATATTGCCTTAGTAGTTGGTGGCGATAGTTGTTATAAAACTATTTTGCATAAAACAAATGACAAATGGAAAGTTTACGAAACTATGTATGAGGGAGAATATAAATTAATATGAGATATAAAACGCAAATAGAAAAAGCATATCAATATAATAAGCTAAATGAAGTATCTAAATTTAATGTTAAGAGGTGGTTAGATGAAACACCCTGTGATTATGAGCATGAAGATGAAAATGGGAAAATCACTGTTAAATGGAAGTTTTTGGGCGACATGGAAGATAAAGAAATACAAGAGTATTGTGAAGACATGGGATATTTATTTAGCGAAACAGGAGATATAAAAGAGGAAGATCATGAGTAGAGAAGAATTGAATAACTTGTATACAAAATCAAGTTTGATTAGGTTGGTATTAGCACTAGAAAAAGTATGCAATTATCAGCAAGGATACATAAAAAGATTGCAAAGAGAAATCTATAATCCTTTGTCTGACAAGCGAAAATATTCAGACAAAGATATTAATAAATTTCTAGGATATAAACCAATAAATTAACAGGAAACATAAAGGAGAAATAAATGATAAATAAAAAACAAATTGTAAAAATGTTAAATGACATGATAGAAAATGTAAAAAAAGATGCACATGCATTGAAAAACCTAAGAGCAAAAGAAAATTTAAATATGGTTCATAGCGAAATTGCATTTGATATAGGTTATATATCAGCACTATGTCATGTGTTAGGCAAGGGAGATATAGCCCAAGAATTACAAGATAAATATATGGATTAACAACAAAGAGGAAGATAATGAGTAGCAATACAGGAGAATGGTGTTGTACTGAATGTAATTCATACAATGCCTATCAAGAAACATTTAATGATGATGAAATAGGACACATTATGGGTTGTCAAGATTGTGGCTACTATGATGTGTATAGAGAGGACGCAGAAACAGAAGAAGTAATCGAAGATTATCATGGTTACGACCATGATTATGCACAAGAAGATAGACAGGATAAGTAATGAGTAAATTAAAAAAATATACAATCATAGCCACTCAACCAACAGTATACAAAAAAGAGTTTCATGCTCATTCACAGATAAAGGCATTGAAGTTAGCTGAAGAAAGCTACTCTGAAGAATGGGAATTAATCGAAAGGGAAGATTGGGAGTATAAAATAACTGGGGATAAGTAAATGAGTAAATTAAATAAAATAGAGGGATATTGTTTAGAAGTCTTGAAGAAATCTCAGAAGTTTCTAAGCGATCCAAAAAATGATGACTACATAGATGTAAATACACACCACGAGAGATCAGAAATAGTCAAAGATATCCTTAAAATTATCACAGAAGAATAAAAATAGATTATAAAAATACGAAATCACAGAAGTTCTTTTAGATCACAGATGTTTTTAGGAAAATATTTTAAAATTCAATCAATTAAATTCAATCAATTAAATTCAATCAATTAAATTCAATCAATTAAATTCAATCAAATTCAAGCAATAATCTAAGTTTTTACTAGATTTAATTAAATATCTGAATATTTTGTTTACATATTAGTTAAAATCATGGTTTAATAAGATAATTAATAAATTTGAGGTAAAAAAAAGATGATCGATTTATATTTTTTTGTTTTTCTCTTTTGTCTAGGAAGTTTGATATATACATACATTGTTTATACATCAAGTGCCGACAAAGTCGAAAGATTTTTAGTTAAGGTTTTATTAATGGGGTTATTAATCCCCATATTATCAATTATATTTTTGAGGTAAAAAACATGAAAAAATTACATCATACAAAATATAAAAAAAACTATAAGAAATATATTTTAAGCTGTATTGAAAATGATATAAATGATGAGCCAATAAAAACAGATGAACAGAAAATCAAATATATTTTTGATAGGTTTTATTCTGAATATGGTTTTATGATTAATAGAATAGGCAAACAAAAAGCTATAGCTGAGTGGTTGAGTGGTTTAGCGTTAAATATTGCATTTTACTATGATGATATTATTGACCTAGCCATTGAGATGGGCTCAATCAATACTAATCCTAGCGATAATTTAAGAAATCAAGTCCAGCAAAATTACTGGTATTTTATGGCGAATATAATTATTGAGCTTGAATATGATATAAAAAAATCAAAAGAGGAGAAAAAAGCATGAGCAGATTTATTCAACCCAACAGTCCATTAGATATTGAACTAACAATTCAGCATTTAAGAGGCGAGATCAGAAAAAACAAGCCAAAAACATTTATTTTTGATCTTGTCAAATATAATAAAGACATACAAATATTAAGATACTTAAGAAAGCAGAGGATAAAACAATGAAAAATTTTTTAATAAATTGTGTAATAAGTAATGTAGAAAATGAAACTACAGCAATATTCGATTTGTTGATGGAAGATGATAGTTTTAAGCAATTAGCCATAAAACTGTGTAAAAATATCAATGAAAATAATTACTCTGATATATCTAGAAAATTATCAGAATATGCGAATAATAACCTAATTTAATAAATAGAGGATAAAACAATGAGAAAATTAAACAAAAAACAAAAGACAATAATTGAAGATTATTACAAAAATAATATAAATTTAGCATTCTTTGATAATTCTTTAATTATAAAACTTGAAAATATTAATAATTATGAAACTTTATTACATGATGCAAATAATTATTATGATGATCTAAAAATTAAAGCCAAAAAAGAAAAACTATATAATACTGATTATGCAAAATTCAAACGAGGTGAACTATGAAAAAACAAGACAAAAAACAAAATAATCAATGGCTAAGTAGTCAAGATTTAAACAAAATATCTAAAAAGCATGGCATAAAACATGCGACAGAACTCAAAAGATTACAAGACAGCATTAGAAAATTAGATAATTTTTTTAAATATTATGAATAAATAACCATATATAACAGAGGATAAAAGACAATGAATATAGATAAAATAATAACAGATTATCAGCTAGAAATTGAAGATAAAAGACAATGTAATGTATGTGGGAAAATATTTGACTATAACAATGGTATGCTGAATATTTTAGAAATTTTAGAATGTTCAGATGAAAGGATAGAGGAATGGCAAGAAAAAAACCCAAACACAATGCTTGATGCTTGGTTTTGTATGGACTGTGCAACTAAATATATAAGAGAAATAGAAAGTAAATAAATAACCATATATAACTATTAAAAGACTTATTTTCTATAAAATACGTCTTTTTTTTATATATTTGTTTGACAATTAAGTAAAAAAAAGCCCTCGTATAGAAATATATGAGGGTTTTTTATTGTCTAGTCTAATAATAAATAATGTCGCCAATAACTCTTAATGGCTTGTTATGATAAGTACATATATACAGATAGATCAATAAACATATCATTTATTAGCTACTTACCATTAGACAATTAGCACTTGATTTCATGAAGAATAATAGTTTATGTTCTAGCACTCTCACGCATATTATAATCGCACTATTAATGATCTATAGCACTTACTAGCATGAATTGGACTAAGTGCCGTATATTAGCGATTAATTGCTCTCATGCACATGCGTAATATTATTGTACACACGCAACAACCCCCCACGCACACGCATGATTATATATATATATCTATCCATACTATGGTGGGGATATTAAGTCTATTAGTATTATCTAATATTGCACCATTCAATCTAGCTTATTGACATAATTTTAAAAAAGGGCAATAATGAAGTTGGATAGCTATGTCTACAATACAAGTACAAGAGATCCTCTCAACACTTAAAAAAAGGCGAGAGGAGAATAAATTAAATTACTATCAACCCTATAAGTTTCAAAAGAGTTTTCATCAGGCAGGATCAGAATCTAACCAAAGATTGCTCATGGCAGCAAATAGGGTAGGTAAGTCCTATGTAGGTGCTATGGAAATGTCAGCACATCTAACAGGATTGTACCCTAAATGGTGGACTGGCAAGAAGTTTGATAAACCCATCAAAGCATGGGTGTGTGGTGCGAGTAATGAAACCACTAGAGATATCTGTCAAAAAGAATTATTTGGGCAACCTGACAACCCAAGAGATAAAGGAAAGGGTTCTATTCCTAAACATCTCATTGGAGAAACGACAAGGAAACCTGGTGTTCCCAATGCACACTCATCAGTCCTTGTAAAACATAGAACAGGTGGTTGGTCTAGGGTTGCCTTTAAAGCTTATGAAATGGGTGCTGAGAAGTTTATGGGTGAGAGTTTAGACCTTATTTGGCTAGACGAAGAACCACCACAGGATATCTATTCTCAATGTATAACAAGGACACTCGACAGAAAAGGACAAGTATATCTTACTTTTACGCCTGAATCAGGTATGACAGAGGTTGTGCAAAACTTTACTTCTGATTTGAGATCAGGACAGGCATTAATTACAGCAGGTTGGGAAGATGCTGAACATTTAACTCATGATATGAAAGAACAGATTTTATCTGCTCTACCACCACATGAAAGAGAATTAAGATCAAAAGGTGTTCCAATGATCGGATCAGGGTTAGTATTCCCTATAGATGAGGACACTTTAACCTGTGATCCATTTACCATACCCAACCACTTTTCTAGGATTGCAGGTCTTGACTTTGGCTATGACCACCCAACAGCAGTAGTTTGGATTGCTTGGGATAGAGATAAAGATATTGTCTATGTCTATGATTGCTACAAGATGTCTAAACAGACACCTGATTATCATGCAAGTCATATTAACGAAAGAGAAGGTTCACACTATATTCCTATAGCATGGCCACATGATGGCTATCAACACGATAAAGGAAGTGGGATTACTCTAGCCGAGCAGTATCGTACAGCTCATGTCAATATGTTGCCTTTTCATTTTGAGAATCCACCAGCTTTAGGTGAGAAAAAAGGTGGCAATAGTGTTGAAGCAGGGTTGATGGAAATGCTTACTCGTATGGAACAAGGTAGATTTAAAGTATTCAATACCCTATATGATTGGTTTCAAGAGTATAGGTTATATCATCGTAAAGATGGAAAATTAGTAAAAATTAAAGATGATCTTATGTCTGCTACAAGATATGGGGTTATGAGTTTAAGACACAGTACAACAGAAACATCAAAGTGGAATAGAAAAGGTACTCTAGGCCCTGATGTCGCAATAGTTTAGGAGATAAAAATGGCAGAACTTATAACATCTCCTACATTATTAGCCCATAAAGTTAAAGAGTTAGAAGAAAAAATAGAATATGCTTTGATTATGATTGAGCAAATAGAAAAAGATTCACAAAAACCAAAGGCAAAGAATGGCAAAAAAACCAAAAAAAATGACTGAAGATGAATTAGCATCAAAATTATCTCAAGAAATAGAACAAGCCACAGGACATATGAATAGTGAACTCTCAGGACAAAGAGAGGACAATATGAAGTATTATCTTGGAGAAAAATTTGGTAATGAGATAGATGGCAGATCAGAAATTGTAACAACTGATGTTAGAGATACTGTTGAGTATATTATGCCAAGTCTTATGCGTATTTTTACAACTCATAACAATATAGCTGAATTTGAGCCACAAGGCCCTGAAGATGTGCAAATGGCACAACAAGCTACTGATTATGTAAACTATGTATTTAACAGGCAAAACAATGGTTTTAAAGTCCTATACGATGTGTTTAAAGATGCACTTATTAGCAAAACAGGTATTGTAAAACATTATTGGGAAGAAAAAACTGAAGTATCTACTGAACATTATGAAAATCTTACAGAGATTGAATATCAAGCAGTATTAGCTAATGATGAACTTGAAGTTTTAGAACACACAGAAACACAAATACAAGAAGCTCAATTAGATGAAAATGGCATGATGGTTAGTCCTGAAATTATAAGCCATGCTTTGAAAGCAAAAAGAACAAAAACAAGTGGACAGGTTAAAGTTGTTGCTGTTCCACCTGAAGAATTTTTAATATCAAGGAGAGCAGTTGATATACATACTGCACAATTTATTTGTCATAGAGTAAAAAAATCAGTAAGTGATTTAATTTTAGAAGGATATGATCCTAAAATTGTAGAAAATATGCCAAGTTATTCTCAATCACAAGCTGAATATAATGAGGAAAGACTTGCAAGATTTAGCTACGATGATGACGCAATACCACCTGATGAAGGTTCAGGTGCAAATAGGCAAATATGGTTAGACGAATGTTATGCACATATTGATTTTGATGGCGATGGTATTGCAGAGTTAAGAAAAATTACTAAAGGTGGTAATGAAATACTTGAAAATGTAGAGATTGAATATATACCATTTTCAACAATATGTCCTTTACCGATACCTCATAAGTTTTATGGCATGTCAGTTGCTGATACAGTCAAAGACATACAGTTAATTAAATCTACAATAGTTAGAAATATACTTGATAATATGTATTTAACTAATAATGCAAGGTATGCAGTTCTTGCAGGACAAGTAGAGTTAGATGATTTGCTTACATCAAGGCCAGGTGGAATAGTCAGAATGAGAGCACCAGGTGCAGTAACACCCTTGCCGACACCACAAATATCACCTGATGCTTTCAATATGGTTCGATATCTAGATCAAGTAAGAGAAGAAAGATCAGGGGTATCTAAAATGACGCAAGGACTTAATCCTGATGTATTAACATCTCATGTAACTAGTGGTGCAATCTCAGCAGCAACAGAGTCAGCTATGCAAAGAACTGAGTTAATTGCTCGTATATTTGCTGAAACAGGAATCAAAGATGTGTTTAGATGTATATATGAATTAGTGCAAAGATACGAAGATAGAGAAAAAATAGTATTTTTGAATAATAGATTCGTACCCATAGATCCTAGCAAATGGAAAGATAGATTAAATTGTACTGTAAATGTTGGTGTAGGAAGTGGCTCACAACAAAGCAAAATGCAAACAATGAGCAGTATTATGAATATCATGCAAGGATTGATACAAAATGGTGCTATGGGATCACTTGTTACACCACAAAATATATATAATGCAGTAAGTGAATTTGTTGCACAATCAGGATATAAAAACTCAGATATGTTTGTATCTAATCCACAAATGATGCCACCACCTCAACCACCACAACCGACTGTTGAGGAAAAAGTACAAGCTCAAAAAGCACAGGTTGAATTACAAAAATTACAACTACAAGCTAAAGAATTAGAGATTGAAACACAAATAAAAGCACAAGAGTTAAAACTTAAACAAGAAGAAGCTGCTGTAAATCTAGCACTTAAAAATAAAGACTTAGAAATTAAAAAATCACAACTTGAACTTAACGAACAAGAACTTGCTCTTGAAGCTGTGCAAAACAGACCTATAGGAATAGGGCCGACCTAATGGCATATCCTAAATATAAACCTGATTACAGCAAAATAAGTAGAGGTAAATTAATATCAAAAAAAATTAAGATATTAAAAAAAGAAGGTAAACCTCAAAAACAAGCAGTAGCTATTGCACTTAATACTTATCCAAAACGTAAAAAGTTGCCACTAGCATGAAAGACTTAAACGAACTCAATCTCGAAATCGAAATTATCAAAAAAGATATAAGTGATATTAAGAATAATCATTTGCAACATATCGAGAAAGATATGCGAGATGTAAAGATTGAGATATTTAGATTTAAGTATATTGTTTATGGTGCAGTCATTGTATTTGCACTTGTAAGCAATAACATGCAAGAGATATTAAATTTATTTTAGGAGAAATATTATGTATGGAAAGAAACACAAGAAAGGTAAAAAAGGCAAAGGCAAGGGCAAGTGCTAATGGGTGCTAAAACCAAACATTATTTTAAAACAGGCAAAGAGTTTAAAGGGAATGTGCATAAAATGCCCAATGGACAAATTCATACAGGCAAGACACACAGCAAAACATCGAAACCTGTTGTTCACTTCAAAGATTTATCTGCAAGAGCAAAGAAGGTAGCAAGATCATGATGAAAAAAAATAAAAAGAAAAAATCTTTTCCTGACTTAAACAAAGATGGAAAAGTAACTCAAGCCGATGTTCTTATGGGCAGAGGAGTTTTAAAAAAAACTAGGAATGGAAAACTTGGTTGAATAATAAACAATTACAAAATTTTTTATTAAAAAACAGAATTTCTATCAATGAGATATTTAATAAGACTGGCATACCTGCTAATCGAATGAGAGGATATCTCGCTGGGAGAATAACTATACCTGATTATGTATCAGATAGAATCAAACAGTTAGGAGAAAATAATGACGACTAAAGAAGAACAGATCAGAGATGGTCAAGACGCAGAAAATATTTTAGAAAATTCATTAATAGTAAATGCTTTTAATCAAATATTAAATGATGGTTACCAACAATGGATATCAACGAAATCTGAAGATAAAGATATTAGAGAATCTCTTTATCATCAACAAATTGCTGCATTAAAATTTAAACAAGTTTTAATAAATACTATGGAAAATGGAAAATTGTTAGAACAAGAAAGAAAGGAGAATAAAAATGGCTAAAGTAAATAAACCAACTCCACAAGACAATATTCCAACAAAAGAAAGCAAACATAAAGGAATTCCTGTAACTGATGTTGCATCAGCACAGGAAGCATTACTTTCTCAATTACAAGCTCCAGCTTCGGAACAACCTGTAGAGGAAGAAATGCAAACAGAAGTAGAGGAAAATACTTCTGAACAGGTAATGGAAAATACCGAATCAGTTGAAGAACCAGTACAAGATTCTAACGAATTGACTGCTGATGATTTAGTTGAAAATGACCAAGAACAAGCACTAGATGAACCTAGTACATATACTGTCAAAGTTGATGGTAAAGATGTTGAGGTTACCCTCGATGAGCTTCGTTCAGGTTATTCAAGACAAGCTGATTACACACGAAAAAGTCAAGTATTAGCAGAACAAAGGCAAAAAGCTGATGAAGAATTAGCTGCCACTCAGCAAGAAAGACAGCAATACATTTCTCAACTTGAACAATTTACAGATTCAGCAGATAAAAAACTTAATGAGTTTAAATCTTTTGACTGGGCAAAACTCAAGGAAGATGATCCAATGGAATATATGACCAAAAGAGATCAATACAGAGAACTTCAAGAAAACAAAAGATTAGTTCAAGAAGAACAAAATAATCTTCAACTTAAACAACAGCAAGAAGCACAAACTAAGTGGCAAGAAGAACTTGCTAGACAGCAAGAAATAATGGCACAAAGACTTCCTGATTGGAATGATCCAAACAAAGGCCCTAAATTGAAACAATCAATTAAAACCTTTGCAGTAAAAAAAGGATTTACTGAACAAGAAGTTAATAGTCTTATTGATGCTAGATCAGTAGACGTTCTTCATAAAGCTATGTTGTATGAAAATCTTTTAGATGCAAAAATATCTAAAAAGAAAGCAAAAATTGTTCCTAAAGTAACAAAACCAGGTACAGGTACTACTAAAGGTGAAGTCAATAGCGAGAAAGTAAAGCAACAACGAGCTAGATTAAGAAAAACAGGTAAAGTTGGCGATGCTGCTAAATTACTTGAAGGATTAATCTAATACTAAACTTTTAACACAGAGGTGTAATACAAATGGCACAATTAACAAATACATTTGAAACCTATGATGCTGTGGGAAACAGAGAAGATTTGCAGAATATTATTTATAATATTACTCCAACTGATACTCCATTTATGTCAAGTATTGGTACAGGAACTGCAACATTTACTAAACATGAATGGCAAACTGATTCTTTAGCATCTGCTGCTTCAAATGCACAAATAGAAGGAGATGATTCTCCTAGTGCTGCAATGTCTGCAACTTCACGTGTTCTCAACTATACACAGATTTCATACAAACCTGTGATGGTTTCAGGCACACAAGAAGCTGTTATTCATGCAGGTGTAAATTCAGAGTTAGCTTATCAAATAGCTAAAGCTGGTAAAGAACTAAAAAGAGATATGGAGTTAGACCTTACTGGTAAAACCGATGCAACAGCAGGTTCAGGTAATGGTGGAGCTGCTCGTAAGTCTAGAGGTTTTGAATCTTGGACTGTTACAAACAACTCTTATGGTTCAGGTGGTTCAAACTCATCAGGTTCTGTTACAGATGGAACTCAAAGAGCATTGACAGAATCTTTACTCAAAACAGAACTAAAAGCTTGTTTTGATAATGGTGGAGAACCTGATCTAATGTTGGTTGGCTCATTCAATAAACAGAAAGTATCAGGTTTTACTGGTAACTCAACTCGTATGGACATGGCAGAAGATAGAAGCTTAGTAGCTACTATTGATGTTTATGTTTCAGACTTTGGTGAGATTAGAGTAGTAGCTGATAGAATACTTCGTTCTTCGGGAAGAAGTGCTTTATTAGTTGAAACAGAAATGTTTGCTACTGGCTTTTTAAGACCTTTCCAAACTGTTGAATTAGCAAAAACTGGAGACGCAGAGAAGAGACTACTCTTAGCTGAATGGACTCTAATTGCTAAGAATGAAGCAAGTTCAGCAACTATAGCGGACTTAACTACATCATAGGATTTGCATAGTCATATATGCAGAGGGGAGTTCCTCATATTGTTTTTGCTCCCCTCACTTGATACTAAATTAATAATGACCTTGAAGAGGTATCGCTTCGGAACGAGGGTTATTAACATGGAGAAATTTAATGAGAACATTAAACGATTATTTTATAACAGGTAGAATCTCTGACATATCAACAGCAGGTTCAACATTTGTAGCAGTTCCTGATGGTGGCAGAATAATTAAAATTATGTCTGTTTTACAGGGAGCTATAAGTGGTGGTAATGCTGCAATCACTTTTGAGATTGGTGGTACTGCTGTAACAGGTGCAGGTTTTACAGTTGCGCACTCAGGTTCAGCAGTCGGTACAATGGACGGATCTGTTCCAACAGCACTAAATCGAGTTGAAGAAGATGGTTCTATCGAAATGATTACTGATGGAAACTCTACAGGTGCTAAAGCACTAGATGTAACATTTGTAATTAGGAGATAAACATGGCATCAGTAAATTATGGTTTGAGAGTAACTAATACAATAAAGAGAACTGTAAATACTGGTTCTCAACAAACAGCAGCAACTAATGCAAGCACAGAATATATTAGAGTCGTAGCCGACACCGATGGTGTTTTTGTAGCTTT